CAATATGATCTACCATCGGTATTTTGAAGCCGAAAGACTTCTCAGCTTCCCACGGCATCAGGTTTTCCTGAATGATTTTATCTCCGAGCGCTTTCACCTCCTCAGTAGCCTTACCAGTCATGAAGTAACTAATAACAGGCATATCATAGCGATTTCCATTAAACGTGATGAAAGTGTTATTGGACTTCATGAGCTCTTTCAATCGATCACAAGCGCCTTCCTCATGACCCCAAATATGAAAGCGGTCACCAGTCTCAAGAATCAATCCACAAAGTAGGAAAAGATTCTTAAACACTTCAGTGTCGATAACGATTGTTTTCATCAGTCTTGATTAACGTAGCTTGAAGTAGCATCACCTTCAAAGAGCTCAAATTGCTTTTCATATTCAAGAGCAATAGTTTCAAACTCAATTATTTCAATTTTCTTTTCAATGAAATGAATCGCTTTGCGTAGATCTTCAATAGACTTGGACCTATCACCTTTTTTACCGAAACGAAAGATATACTTAGTTGCTGCGCCAAGGAGATAATCGCCTTCGAGATATTCATACACGAGATCCCAATGCTGTTTATCATTACCTGTGTTGTAATGTGAACCGCCAATCTGATTTTTATTTGCTGACATTTTTTGCTTCCCTTCTCATAATCCATTGTTTAGTAGCCAACTGCCAATCTGACGCGATGATTCGGTTAGCCCACTCAGACCCGTCGCTTATTTTGTTCCTGCGGTTATAACTAACATAAGCCATAGGCTGGGCTACGAGAGTGAAAAAGTCATTCGCGTATCCTTGCTTCTTGTATGGATCTTCGCAAAACAACTCGCACTCCGTTAAGAACATTTCCCAATCACCATCGTATAAGTCTCTAGGTTTGACTGAATTTGAGCTGTAATGATCAAACCCTTCTTCGCACGTTGGTGGAGACATCATTATCGGAAGCGCGTCATATAGCTTTGTGTAAAAATGAAGATTATTCGAAACTGTATAGTAGCAACCGACAGGAACGTTAAGAGCTATAGCTATGAACTCCTGAATGATTGAAAAGTGAACAGGGTTAGCACCGCAATATCCCCACCAGAAGTCATTTGAACGATTCGTAACTAGCATATCAAGTCTTCCGTTCACTAGGGAGAACATGATTGAAGTATTGCACGCTTTGTCAAGAGTACTCTTATTGAAGTCATCTGTGTCCCAAAGCTGAATGACCGCCTGACGAGAGTTGGGTGTGTACTTAAGATGATCTATAACCGCTTTCAATTGATCAAAGCCGAACCGATGACGAATACGATGACCATAGGGCGCATTAAACCTTTCACCATCGTCACTGAACTGATCGATTCTTGAATTGAACTGCTTAAGAAAAGCTACGTCATCACGACCTGCGAGCATCCAGATACTTTCCATCAGATGAAAAATAGGGTTAGCGTCCCTTCGGTCGTAAAACAAAACGCGCTCACAAGGGTTAGTAATTTTAGTAAGAACAGGTTCTTCTATTCTGTAGGCTTCTCCATTCCTAGTTTGAGTCAAGACACTTGAAGTTTTGAATCTCCAAAGCGCTTCTACAAAAAGCTGATTTACGTTTATTGCGGCTATTTCCATTTAGAACTCCAACGTTGGTTTATAAACCTGCTTTGGTGTGCCTTCTCCGAACTTGACACGCAGGTACTTGTCAAACTCGCACATAACATTTTGAACATCATGAAGCGTTAAATCACTGAATTGATGATTTGAATCAACTATGGTTTCTCTAACTTCAATCAACTCCTTGGTAAATTGGTCTTTTTCAAATGAAGCCTTTAAATAACGCTCATGAAGTCTATTTAATCCCCGCTTGCTTCCTGGACCTTGGGGCGCGTAGGTATATAAATCTGTAGCGTTTATCAATTGACCCATGATGTATGTTAAGTCCGCAGTAACTTGACCAGCAATGAACGTTTTGATGCCGAAACATTCTGACAGAACATTCGTTGTTAGTTCAATTGAGTCTTGCTCAATGGCGCGCCTTACGTCATCAGCAATATCAACTAGAGGCGCGATGATATGATTGGTCATGTTCTCAGACTTTGTTCCTTTGAGCCTCGTCGGGTAAACGACATATGCACTTGAGAACATTTTGATCTTTGATCGTTTCAACTCTTCTAAACAGTTAATGAAGTACGCTCCTTCAAACTCCTCAACACGATGAGGGATAGCATCTTTTTCAAGAAGATATTTTAAAGTCGGTGGCCAATTGATCATTCGAGCAATCAATGCTTTAAACCAAACATCACCCACATTGTTCGTATAATAGTTTTTCAATAGCCAAGCCGTAACGCGGTCATCGCGCCTACGTACATTACAGAAACGATATTTACCAAGTATTATGTCATCAGTCAAGACTCTTAAGCCAGCTTCTTTACGCTTACGAATAAGCTCTCGCTCGTTAGTGAATACAATCAGATCTTTAAAGAGCGCCATTTTCAGCTTTCTTGATAACTTCCAGTGTAGAGTTAAATGCGTCGGTGTGATCAATCGTGACGACTTTGACTCCACCCATTTCATAAAGATTCTTGCACGCAGCATAAGTAGATTTGTGCGCACTGATCGTATTTTCAGGATTAAATGTTCGATCGTCGCCTCTTTCTTTTCTGCGTGCAAGAACTCTTTCTAGACAGACCTCAAGAGGTGTGTCCAACATTGCTGCTACGTAAGCCTTTGTTGGCGCTAACATCTTCGTCGTGATAGCATTCGGACCAACCTTGCTCAGTAACAAGCCTTCTAATAAAACGTGACCCCTAGGATGAGCAGCAAGAGCGCGTTCTGCGATCTCTTCTTGCGTATTGATACCATCAGTTCCACCGCAAGTATTCTCATACGAGCCAATGACGTAGAGCTTCTCGCTGATACCCTCGTTTGAGAGGTCAACTTCATAGCCCCAGTGCTTCTTGCCGTTAGGATCAGGCAGAGGCTTAGTCGGGTAGTCGGTTAGAAACTTACGCGCTACGGTAGTCTTACCGCTTCCGCTAGTTCCTCTTAAACTAAGAATAACATTCATTCTTCTTTCTCCAATAAATACTCACCACGGAATGGCTTTCCTGTCTCAGCGAACATACTCGCTTTGACTTTACGAGGGACAACATCTTTTTCGCATTCTTCACGGAGCCAGTCAGGCAGATGCTGAGCGCGTATGGCTTTGAACGGCTCGGTAAACTTTTGAAATCCGCGGGAGTCATACCATTTAATTCTATCCCAGCCCATATCAGAATACACTCCTGGATATCGACGACTGAAAAATCCGTTCTTGAACTGGCACAAACACGACTCAAGAGTAAACTTACTCGTGTCGGGGCTATACCCAAACTCTTGCGTGAACTCGCGTAAGAACTTATCAGCGCGGTTTTCGAGCATAATACAGGTGTCTTCAAAATGAGGGTAGTTTCCGTCGTGTGAGTCAGGTTGGCGCTTATCAAATACGAGCTCGTCTCTCCCGATCAAAAAGAACATACCGTTACGATGCGAACGAGAACCACTGAAATCATTGAACATCAAATCTGTACAGTCAGAACCATATCCGTTGATTTTAACATACTCAAGGTATGAGAACGATGAGAGCCTACCAAAACTTTTAATCTGAGTCGCGTTATTCCACAACTGCTCATACGTTTTATATGACCAGAGCTTTGCTTGGCTACCTGCTTCCTTGACTAACTCAGCGTAAGAGAACAAACCTGCAATGGTATCTTTCTTTTGCTTGTTGCGGTCAGTGTCAAAAGAGAGCGTAGTCCATGCGTCATTGAACTTAGCGTGTGCTTCGCGCCATTCAAGATTACTCTGAGGAATAGTCGGCATGAACTCAAGTATCTTCAACGAGGTGATCGGGTTCTGCGTATGACCATTGATAGTCGCGAACCAGAGTGAGTCCTCATCGCTCCAGCCGTAATACTTCTTAAGCTCCGGCATGTAAAGATAAACCAGTCCAGGATGAACTTTGAAAACGAGATTGAGATTATAAAGAGACTTGAAATATCTCATTCTGTTCTCAGGTTTTCTGTAATCGACTACCATCTTTGGTTCCCTTCTTTGAAACCATAGTAGTACCCCATAAAGAAACCAATGATCAGACCAAAAGCAAATATTACTGCAAAAATTATGGTTGTAATAATATCCATATCACCCTCCCAAATATTGAGTCATGTGATGCTTCCAGATTGGAACCCATTTTGCTGGGTCTTTGCCGATCAAAAATGATACGCGAGTTGCGTAGTTCAAATGAAACTTACGAGCCATACAACCCCCAAATATAAATATTTCATTCCCCAAATTAATGCCCAGAAAAAGAACCCGAGCAACGCTACCCAGCCAATCACCTCATAGATAGAAGGTGAGTCAATATATCGGTTACGTTTCATTTAACTCTCCTTAAACCATCTTTTGCAGAACCTGCAGGGAAATTAATAAACTGCGCTTGATTAGGCTTCACGTTCTCGAGCCGATAATAGAAGCTGTTAGCGTGATACGCACAAGCAACTACCGAATACCCGTACCGCTCATAAAAGAGCCTTGAGAGCGCGTATACGTAGCTAGAGCGTGTCTCATCAATACGTGGGTCAACCTTCTTGTAGTTCTTCCATTGAAGATGATATCGGCAAGACGAGCCGTCCGTCATGATAATTGCTTTCGGGCGCTGAAGAGTCATGCGTAACAGCTCAGGTTGCCAACGACCTTTCAAATATCTAAGCATCGAGAATAGAGGGAAATCAACCATAAATATATCAGCATACTGAGAACCTAAAACCTTGGTCGCATCCTGCTTGTCAATAGCAACGTTATATTTTGAGAGCGCATGATCAAGCTGGCGCAGACACGTTTCATCAATCTCGTGGATGATGTGCGCTTTGGGTTTTAATATCTCTTGAACTGCAGTGGCAAACACACCGACACCACCAAAGGGTTCCCAGACGGAAAGACCTTTCGGTAGATCTTTGATAAGTGTCGCAATGCATTGAACATTCTTTCCTGTTTCTGTTGGGCGCTTGTTGATGTAGTCGTAGTACGAAACACCACCGCCTTCCATGTTGCGTCCTTCTCCAGGAATTAACTCAAATGGATATTTATTGAGGATGAGCCAATTAGTGGGTTGCATTATTATCCTTTTCTAGTTCAAAATATTCTGCCATATCTTCTTGCACTCTTCGTTTCATCATTTCCATGAACAGACGTTTATTTTCGCGTACTTCTTTCTTTTGTTCAAAATATTCCCGCTCATCAAAACGAGTCTTCCAGCCTTTCCTCATGCTGCTACTTTCTTAGCGTGCTCAATCTCATTTACGTGAAGGGTAAACCAGAAAGGAGGAAGACGATCACCACGGAACCAGCGCAGAGTCATCTTATCATTCTTTGAAGCGTAGTAGCGCTGATAGGACTCAACAAGGTCGTCAGACTTGAACTCGTCAGGCATGGCTAAGGGTGGGTCTTTCCAAATAGAGACCTTGAGATCGGCAGGAGGATTACGCAATTCATTGAAGATGATCTCCTCGCACTTATGAGTCTTGCTGAAACGCATACGGTACTCTCGGCAGAGCGCAAGAGCAAGATCAACAACAAACATGTAATGAAGACGAGACTGACGGAGCCAAACATTACAAGGATGATTAGCGTGCGTAGGCTTGTAAGTAACTGGGCTGTTGAAATGATGATGCGTAGTAGCTAGCATCTGAGCAGACTCAAGAATCATTTTGACAACGTGAACATCTGCGTGCATCTGAGCGCATATAGGGGCAGAACGATGTAGAACGAAAATATTCATTTGATTATCACCTTTATTTGATTATTTGAAATAATTATGGGGGAAGCCCAAAAAGAAAACAAGGACTTCCCGCATAAATTTTATAAATATTCCTCAGCCAGTGTCCAGAGCTTCGTATTGGTCTTGACTGTTGAACCCATTGCCTTGATTCCAAGGGTCGTGACGCGTCTTCCGTTGGGGGATACACCTTTCACCCCGCCCTTTAAGATCGCTTCTTGAACGCGGTTAAAAACGCGCCAGAGGTCATCACCTTTGTCTTCATCGCGACGAACTTGAAGAAGTTCAGTAGGCTCGACTTTGAGACCGCGGATCTCAGCTGCACGTGTGGCGAGCTCGAGCTGATCAACAGGAGTCAAAATCTTGCCCATAAACTTCTCGATACGGAAAGCAGACTCTTTTGCTGCTTGAATTACTTTCATCGCTTCGTTGACAACTACCTCTTCATTCACGTCCATGTGGCGAGTACGTGAGGAATAGATATCGTTTGACTTGACGATAAGTCCGTTTGAGCAAACAATCCGGAACAAGCCAACGTCCATACGCAACGAGGTGGAGCCATCGTGAGAGTTAATCAAGACCAACTCAGGAATGGTTCCGTTCTTAGCGTCCATAAAAGACTCGTGGCGCATACGCAGAGCGTGCTTGACAACACGTGGGTCACGCTTACGCGGACGCAAGGAGAACGTCTGGGTTACACGGAAGCCATTGTCACGCATGATCTCAATAACATCTTTGGTGTCGATGAGTTGATAACTAGCAGATAACTTGTCATATTTCAAAGCATCTACTGCTGAAGCTGGGAGGTCTAGAACTTCGGTCATGATAACACACTCGCAATCAAAATAAAGAGGGTTGAATAAATAACTACGTCCGCAATCAAAAAGAATGGAAAGTAGTGCTTACATACAAAACTACGGAAAGAACTGAAGTTCATGCGAATCTCCTTTGGTTACTTTTGGTTAAAGGGAACATAGCGTAGTACGTTGAAAGAATATGATCTACTGCTTCAGCGTTACGACCACCGATATGCCACTCATACTGACCCATGGGGGTGTAGCCAGTCTTCCAGTCATACAGAGTAGCAACAGTGCCGTCCTCAAACTTGAGAGCCCACTCACAGGTGACCTTGTCTAAGCTGAGGTCGTTAGGACCACGATCAGGCTCACCGAAAACTTGAATGAGCTGACCATAGGTAGTCGTCAATGAACCTTTGTAGGAGGTCTTATTGATGTTTGCATCATTTGTGAATTTCATTTTTATTTCCTTTATTAAAACGTTTGTCGGGACAACAGTTAAAACT